TCTTGCGCCGGCAACATCTCTACTCCGCAGGCTTTGGTCAACTACGCCACTGGGCTCTACGTCACCGACTCCAAGACACCTTTGATTAAGGAGTTTTGCGAGTCGGTGTTTCGCGCTTACCCCAACTTATCGCGCGCGATTCATCGCAACGATGAGTGGTGGTTTAAGACGTATGACCTTGATGATCCTTTCACCCTCAACGATTTTGCTGACACCGATCTGATTTTCGGTTTGTTTGCTGGCTTGATGGGAATCGACATTTCTGGCCTTTATGCTTTGCGTGACTGGTTTGCCAGTAATAAGTTTTATGTTGGTTCTCAGCTTCCAGTCTTGGAAATTGAGTTCAAGCCCAAACTCCACTGCGCTTTCCAGATTTATGGCATTCCTTTCGGCATTCCCGATACTCCTCCTGAGTTGCCGCGGCTTACTTCCAAGTACGTCGCTAAAATTAAGGCTGAGGCTAAGGCGGCCAAAGAGAAGGCCGAGTTCCCCCTCCAGGGTGCGGAGGAGGACGCCGCTTTGATGGGTATTGCCGTCGGCGGTGAGCGTGACACCATTTCGGAGACCGGCAGCCTGAAGCCCCTTTTTGGGGCTGATGACTGTTTCAGGTGTGGTCTTTCTGGCCACAAGGTCGCCTCTTGCCCTATGAAGCTCTCGTGCCGCAAGTGCGGGAGCAGTGGGCATTTGGCCAAGAAGTGCACTGCTGCGGAAGAGCAGGAGCATTATTCCGTTTCTTGACAACTTTCGGGGGGGCACCGCGACGTAAGTCGGGAGCAAGCCCCCCTCGTTCGCACTGCGGCTTCACTGCACGATCTTTGCGAACTGTCGGTACGATGAGTTACAACGATACCATCTTGCGGAAAATTCGTTTAGCTGTTGAGAGCTTAAGGGTCATTTATGCAGATGAACCCACTCAACTAGGGCGGCGGCTTGAGCTAGCCTGCTGTCCGAAATACCTATTGGCTTAACAACTTTTTCGCTTCATATTCGCACGCCGCACCTGCTCGGCCTGCGTCTTATTTTAAGCAGTCTCGTTCGGCTTTTAGCCGTATCCCCGCTACATCTTCACGGTTAGCGGATGTGCTGCCCCGATCGGCTTCCGTTTTATCTCGGAAACCCGTTCGTGAGGTTTTTACCAAGTGTTCCGGCAGTTCGGACCTTGGCGTTCCAGACGAGATTGAGGACTTTAGTATTCCTCTTTCTTGTCTTGGTTGGGTTATTGACAGTGAGAATATGTATACGAACGTTCTCCGTTCCGGGCGCCTCGCGGTATTTGCGCACGATTTCGTTGGCGTAAGCGCCGACGTGCATTTTTGCACCGGGCGCGAAGGGGAGTTTGTGGTTATTCATTTGCCTAAGATCGCTGTTGCTAAGTCAGGCCCTTTTTGTGGCCTGCCTGTTGGCCTGCTGTCCTATGCCGATGCTGGTGTGTCGCTTCCTTTCTCTCCTAATGACACATTGTCGCAAGTGAGAAACGCTCGTACGCGCCGTCTCCGCGTTGTTGACGGTCGTGTGGTTTCGTCGGTTTTGGCCTGCGGAAACATTTGTGGTCCATCACGCCCATTCGCCACCGTTAGCGCTCCTGTTTGTTCCTTCTTCGTTAGTGAAACGCAGAAAGGCGATTGTGGCTCGTGGTTTTATGACGAGCACGGTCTGTTAAGCACCGTTCTCGGTTATCAGAACCTGCTGCGCGGTGATGACATGTATGCCAGGCTTCCGGCTGATGTAGAGGTCACTGTGGCTCTGTCCACTCGCGCTCTCTCCCAACTCGGAAATGGCTTTGCTGACGTCTCTAATCTTAACGTTCATGTTAAGGATGTAGTCATGGCTCGTGGTAGGCGTTTTCCGGCCGGTCTGGCGATTACGCCCGTTGCTGGGCCTAATCGGCCTGACCGTGCCCGACGCGCTCGTCGTGGAGGCCCCGTTATTCCACAGCCGCAGCCTGTGCGTCGGACGGTTCGCGTGCCGCGTTCTCTGGGCGTGCGTCCCCAGTCTGGCGTCCCTATGGGACGCCTCTCGGGGAGCATCGACACGTCCGTTGCCAATGCCTATATGAACATGCTCATGAATCCTCACGAGCGCCGTAACGGCGTCCGTTATCCGGACGATTCGCTTTTGCCCACCGCTTTAACTCACCTCACCGAGGGCCTAGTTTATAAGGCCACCGGCGCTGATTTCATCACAGCGATTCGATGGAAGTGTGTTCAGAATATCCCTGGGAACGAGATTAGTCCAATTCAGATTACGACTGGCGGGGTGGTGCAGAATTGCTACCTTGAGCCCATATTTCCCGTCCAGCCAGTTCCTGTTGCCGGTACTTCTTCCACCGGTTTTTATTCCAGGTGGGATACGTACGGGGCTAATCAAGAATCTTGGTCGTCGTTGTCAAATACGGACCGCACTCTTGCCGCGGGTATTCGTATTAAACCTGCCGGACTGCCGCCATCTTCTTTCGCTTATTCCGGCAACCTTTATTGGTTGCAGGTACAGATGGAGGAGGCGCAGAGCACGTTTGACTCTATCACTCAACAGGGAGAGTACTTCGCTCGCCAGATGGTGAATGCCGGCAAAGGCTTCACCGTCACAGCTGATGAGCTTAATAAGTGTAAGGATGGCATTAACTTGACCATTCTTCCAGCCGGCCCTAACGGTTATGTCTTTTCTGACACAAATACGCAGGCCTCCGCCATTGCTGGTGCGTTTCCTGCCAGTCAGATCAGTTCGGCCTGGCCCGGCACTTTCCCCAGCACCTTGGCTAGTAATGGATTAGTCATCGTTTGCGCCTTTGGTTTGGATCCTGGTGAGAAATTCTTTATTGAGTATTCTCATCATATTGAGTACACTCCTAGGGCAACTGCCAGCGGTATTATAGCCACTAAGGTTCAGGTTCCTAGCGCGAGTCAGCGTGATAAGATTTCCGGCTTTATCGCCGGAGTAGCTAACAAGCTTTTCGGTAGCAAGACACTCACCCAGGTTTTGGGTGAGGTCGGCCGTTTTGGTCAGCAGACCTACGACGCGTATAGGACTATTCGCGGTATGGTGGACACTTTGAACGGTGGCCACCTACCGTCCATGCCCAATTTTAGAAGGGGTGGACTTGGCATCCGGGACGCCCCGGTTTACATGCTTGAAGACGCGGCGGAGGTCGCTGAGGCTGTCATTATGTAAGACATTCTCGGTCGTCGGTTCCTCACAGTTACTGGATTCGTTGCTGTCCGGACGCGTAATGCGTTTCCGGAGGCTCATCTTTTGGTAGTTGTGGATTAACAACCAGTCGTTGGTTTGGCTCCAGGAGGGTAACAGGCCCCCCTTAACGAAAAATTCCCCTGTAGCGTTCCTTTTGGGACGGCCCAGTAATGCACACTTGGT